GCCAGGCGGGCCTGTGATGGCCTCGCCCGGCTCTCCCCTCTCCCCAGGCTCTCCTGGCGCGCCGGGGGAGCCGTCCTTCAACGACGCCAATCGCTCGGCGACGGCGCGCTCGATGCGAAGCTCGAACTCTGCCCGCGCGGCGCGAAGCTCCGCCTGCAAAGCCGCCGTGGACAGCCTAAGCTCGCGCTCGATGCGCTCGACATCGGCCGCAACTTCCGCGGCCAATACTTCAAGCGGCAACATCGAGTCGGCGCCGGCTACGGTAGGCACTCTTGATTGCCTGTTCGGTGTTTGCATTATCCCCGCCACTGACGGCCCCCGCAGGCGGTGCCGCTGGCGGCGCGTCAGGCGCCGGGGTTGCCGGCGGCGCCTGGTCCCACGCACTGAGCGGCACGACCTGCTGTTGCACCCGCGGCTCGTCGCCGAACGGCATGGCCGGCAGATCCTCTTTGGCGCGCGCCTCGTTGGGCGAAAAGATGCCGCCCTGCACGCCTCTCGCCAGGCCCTCGATGCGGTCGCGGAAGTTCGCCCGCAGCAGCGCCTCGAGGTCGAGCTCGAGATAGTCGTCGGGCCAACCGCCGAGCGCAAAAACCCGCCCGAACGCGTCCTCGATCAGGTTTGCGCAGAAGCCAAGCCCGGTCGACACCCAGAACCCCATCAGGCTCTCGGTCGAGCCCTGCGGCCCGGTGCCCGCCATCAACGACAGCAATGGCAGCGGCACCCGGTAGGCGGTGGCTATGCGCTGGTCGCTGACCTGGAGCTTCTCCGCGAGTTGCGCGTCGCGGCTGGTGACAACAGCGGGCGCCCAGACGAGGCCATCGGTCAGGATCGGCGTGCCGCCCGCGTTGATCCCTTGGGTGTGCTCGTCCCACTTGGCGCGCAGCCGCTCGACCGCTTCCGGCTTGTCGTGAAAGCTGGCCGGCGTTTGTAGCACCCCGGAGGGCCGCCCCTCGTTGGCGGCATAGGCCAGTGCCTGCGCCACCAGCGCGTTCGACACGGCAATCTCGAGCAGCGCCGCCTCCAAGGGCGCGCAGCCTTGCAATGGGTTGCGCGGGTTCGGCAGCCGAACATGCAGCACATCGCGCGCCGGCACTTGCTGCAACGCCTGCCGGTCATCGGCAAACAAGCGCTCGACAATCGCATTGCCGGCAAGCTGGTAGTAGATCGCCCCATCCGCGCCGACGCTCACCGAGCACTGGCTCGGGGTCATCAGGTGAATTTCGGATATCTCGAAGCGTTGATTGCGGATCGCCAGCCCGAAGGCGCAGCCCTCGCCATAGAGGCAGTCGGTGAGGTAGAGGAAGAAATCGGTCGGCGACTGATAGCTATTCGGCCGCTTCAGAATCCGCGACAGTGCCGATGTCGTCACCCGCTCGCGGCCGCCATCGCCGTCGGCTTCCCAGTGCGTGCCGGCGCACATGCTGATGGTCTGGGCATAAGCCTGGCGGCAGGCGTAGACGACAGCCGAGCCGCTCGGGCGCAGCGGGTCGTAGCCGAGCTGCCACCAGTTGATCGGCCAGTTCTTCGGGATGCCGCTGCTGCCGACCGTCAGCGGGAATCCCGGCGGCCCGAACTGCTTGGCCCGCGGGCGGAAGACGCTGGCGAGCGCCCCCGCGGCCCGCGCGACCAGTTGCGCCATATTACCTCGCCCGGCCGCCGCCGGTCATGCGGGAGGCGCCGCCATTGCCGGCAACCTGCACCGCATTCGACGGCGGCGCCTCGGTGCTGCCGGCGGCATTGGTTGCCGTCACCACGCAGGTGATCGACTTGCCGGCATCGCCCGCCGCGACGACGTAGGTATTGCCGCTCGCGCCGCTGATGGCGGTGCCGTCGCTTTTCCAGTCGTAGGCGTACCCGGTCGGCTCGCCGTGCCAGTTGCCCATCGTGCAAGTGAGCGTCTCGCCGACAGCCCCGTTGCCGCTGAGGTTTGGGACATCGACATTGCTCGGCGCGCCCGGTGCCGGCGTCGGCCTATCTGGCACCGCCGCGGTTTGCTGCGCGTGTCGTAGCGCCGCCTGTTGCACGGCTACTGGCGGCATCTCCGGGTTCTGCGGGCTCGCCTTGTCGTCCGGGTGCATCAACCCCAGCCGCAACAGGTCGTTTTCCTCCTGCGTCGGCGTCGGCTGGTTTTGCTCGGTCACTTCCAGGGTCTTTTTCGTCAGCGCCGCCCGCGCCTCCTGGTCGGCGCGGTACTGTTCTTCCGTGACTGCCATCGGGTTGCTCCTTTGTGGTGAGCCGGGCAAGAAACTCTTTGCCCGGCTTCCACCATCCATAACGCCTGCGGGGTTTTACCAAGTGACAGATTGCGTCCAAGCGATGACGCCGGTGCGCAGCATGGCCCAGTTCATCGGCAGGATCATGCGGAGCGCCAAGCTGTCGGTCTGGAACATCGAGCGCACCGGGGTCGCTGCCACCGCGGAGCCCTGCGCACCCGTGGTGATTTGCAGCGGGGTCGTATCCTCAAAGTGCAACGTCGTTTGGTTAGAGACGTCAAACCTCGGATCGTCGCCCGTCACCGACATGAAGTCGGCGGCGTCGAGCAGGATCACCATCCCCACCGGAACGGTGCTCGACACGATCACCGGATAGCCCACCAGCCGGTTCGAGTTCATCTCGCCCTGGAACGGAAACGCGACCGCACCAGCGGCGCCCTGTGTCAACCCGATCGAGTTTTTCTGCACCGGGTTCATGATCCATACCGGGCTACGCAAGCTGTTCGCACCGGCAAGCACCGCAGTTAAAGCCTTGACGTCACCGACAAGCGCCGCAATCCCGCCGCCTGCGGTTGCCGTCGTGGCGCTGACGCCCGCCCGCAAGCCCGAAGGCCGGATAGAGGTGAAGGACGTGGCGTCGATCAGCACCGTGTCTACGGCGACCTGCGTGTCGTCCTGGATAAGCTTGCGCAGGATGCCCTCGATCTCCGGGTTCGCGTGCTCGGCGATCTCCCTCGTGTAGCTGACAATGACCGACATCTTTTTGAGGACGAGGGTGATCGGCACAAACGCGGCCTGCCGCACCGGGATCGGCGCGCCCTCGGCGACGAACGAACCCGCCACAGTCGGTGTTGCGGCCCGCGTCGGCATCGTGATCTGAGCGAACCGGCCGAGCGTCTGACGGAAGCCCATTGCCGACAGCGGGCCGTAAATGCCGCCGGGCATCAGGCTTTCGACGTAGTCCCCGTATTGCGTCTGGGCTAGCTCTGCCGCCCACCCGGTTGTCGTCGTCGTCGCCGGCGCGGTGGCGGCGCGCATGTACCACTCATGCGTGCCCTTGATCTGCTCCCAGTCGCCATAGCTGCCGTAGCGCTCCGCCATCACCTGGTCGAGCGGCTTATTTGTGACGTGCGCCAAGGTCACGCCGACGCAGTGCCGGATGAACAGATAGCCGGGCTTCTCCTCTTTCTTCGGGATTGCCCACGCCTTCGGCCGGTCCATCATCACCGGCACGTTGCTGCCAGGAGGCAGGATCGTGGTGCGCGAGGCTGGCACGGTGATCGGCAGGCTCTCGCTGCCGAGCGCTTTCTCGACCCGCTCCCAGGTCGCCATCTTCTGCTGCACCTCCTCGATTTTCGCGGTGAGGTCGGTGAGGCGGCTAAGGTCGTTGTCGGGATCGACACCGCCGATCTGGTCGCGTAGCGCCACGAGCTCCTGCTGCGCGCTTTCAATTCGTTCGCTGATGTTCATGTCTCTAAACTTTCGGGATAGGTCACCTCGCTTGGCATGCACGCCATGAAACCCGCTCGGCACTGCGCGATCCTTATTGGCATGCACGCCGAAGATCAGGCTTTGCCCTTGCGGGGAGATCCCGAGCGATTTGGCAATCGCTAAGGCATTTGCATTCGCCGGCACCGACACAAGGCTGCACTCGACGAGCTCTTGTTCGAGGAACCGGATGCCGCCCGTCTTCAGCGGCTCGAAATTGTCGGAGTGAAATCCCACGCTGACGGCGCGCAGCACGCCCGCGTTCACCGCGGTCTGGATCTGCCGTTGCAGATCGGTTTCCGCCGGCATCAGCTCGAGGCGCCCGGTCAACTGCCCCTTGCGCACCGCAACATCGTGCCACTTGCCGATAGGCAAGCGCGGGTCGTGCGAAAACAACGCGATCGGGTTTTTGTGGAAGGCGTCGAGCTGCCACCCGCCCGGTTCCAGAACGTCGCCCATGCGATCCACCGAGCCGTCGCTCATGACGAACTCGAGCGGATCGGCACCGGGCGGCGGCGCCGCCGACTGTTTCTGTCGGAGTTTTTTCATAAAGCTGAACCGAAGTGGTGATGGCGCCTTCGCGCCGCGTCAGCGCGTCAGTATTGCGCCCAGTAAAACACGCTCGTCACCGGGCCGGTGCCCCACGTCTGAAGGCACATCGCCTCGGCCGTCCCGGTCTTCTCGCCGGCATAGGGGATGCGGTTCACAATACCCTGCGGCGGGATCAGCATCCGCGGGATGACGATCTGCGTGTTTGTCTGGCAATCCCGCCCGGTGCCGCTGGTAAGCTCGAACTCCAGATCCTGCCCGCCGAGTCCGCGCATGATCATGTACCCGCAGATGTAAACCCGCTTGCCCGCCACCGCGGCCACCCGCTCGGTGCGCACTGTCGGCCCATTGGTTTGTGCCGTGCGCGTCTGGTCGCACACCTTTTGCGCGAAGGCGGCGGACGGCAGCAACAGCAGCAATATGACCAGCGCAATAAGTTTGTTCATGCGATCAGCGTCTCGATGTTGATGGGCACGATGGCTCGCGCCCGCTTCGCCAGCTCCAGCGCGATCAGCATCGCCACCGCGCCATCAACCCGCACGATGCCACGCTTGTTGCCGCGCTCCTTGTCGACCTTGTGGTTGCCGGCTGGGTCGGTGATTACGATCGCGGACGCCACCGACGACATCAGCACCGGATGTCCGGCGTGCCGCAGCCGCCCGGTCAGCGCCAGTTCGGCAAACCATTCGACCGCCGGGCCCATGTCCTTGAAGCCCTGCCCGAAGGGTTCCAGCGGCGCCGGGAAATTGGCGTCGACATCGTCGAGATCCGCTTTGAAGTCATCGATCCGCCAACGGTCGTAGCCGAGCACCTGAATTTCGAACTCGCGGCTCAACTCCACCAGTTGCTGCGCGACATAGCCGAATCGTACCGTCGCGCCCGGCACGGCGGTCATAAAGCCCTGCCCGATCCATTCCCGGAAGCGCTCGCGTTCGGCCGGCTTTCGCCCCGCCAATTGCCCTTCCGGCGTCCAAAAGAACGGCAGGAGGTCGTAGCTGGGTTCGGGATCGTCGTCGGGAAATGCCAGCACCAGCGCGGTCAGGTCGTGTTTGCCCGACAGATCCAGGCCGGCGTAGCACGGCCGCCCCCGCAGCCGCTCGCGGTCGATCGGCACCTCTCCGGTCTTCCAGACCGCATGCGAAACCAGCCGGTCCTCTTCACGGGAATCGATCCGCTGGTTGAGCCGCAGGTTGCGAAAGCTCGACTCGAAGGCCGGGATCTCTTGCGCTCGCTTAGCCGCGTCGCGCATCTCGCTCAATGACAGGAACTTGCCCAATGCCGGGTTGCACGCCCGCCACGTACGCTCGGCAAACGGGTCGGCATCTTCGGGCGCCGCCAACAATTGCACGTAGAGCGGGCCATCCTCGTGCCGCAATCCCTCGTCGATAAGTTGCGACAGCGGGTGCCCGTCGTCCGGTGCCTGGGTCGAGATGACGAGGCCCAATGCCTCCCTTCGCTTGCCCAAGCCATTAACCAGATTGTCGAGCAGCACCCGGTCCTTCGCCTGGGCTAGCTCGTCATAGCAGAATAAACTCGGCGCCAAACCGTGCGCCCGGCGAGCATCGGCCGACAGCGCCTCGTAAGTTGACCCCGCAGCCAGGACATCGCCGATCACCTCGATGCGCTTGTGGAACCGCACCACATTGCAGACCTGGGAAAACTCAGGTACTGCAAAAATCATTGCTTCCATCTCCGCGAAGATCAGCGCCGCCATCTGCCGGTCGATCGCCGCCGAATAGATTTCGCCGCGCGGTTCCGCTTCCGGCCCGACCAGGTGGCACATGCAGAGGCCGGCGATCAGCCCTGTTTTGCCGTTGCCCTTGGGTTCGGACTTAATCCCGATGCGGCGCCGTCTAAGCCCGTTCCGGTCGAGGTTGCCGTAGATCTCTTCGACGAAGAGGCGCTGTTCCGGCAGGAGACGCATGGTTTGCCCGGCGAGCGGACCCTTGGTGATCGGCAGCCATTCCAGAAATTTGATGACGCGCTGCTCGCGCCGCAGCCCCTTCCGCTCCCACGGCAATTTGCGTTCAACGATCGCGCCCAATCCTAGCCGTGCGCCACGACCGCGCATTCCCATGTGTGTTACACTTCGCTCTTCACTAGTGAAAAAATTGAAGCCGCGACCTGGGGCCGCTCATACCGCGGCGCTCGGCGGGTTTTTGCCCCTCCCCCCCTATCTGCCGTTGAGCCAAGGGTGGGTTGGATCAAGCGGCATGCCAGTACGATCCGCACCTCGAATGACAAACTGCGCATCGCGTGCCTTGCCGTGGCCCTTCTCTCGATGCGCTTGGTTGTCGTGCTCGGGACACAGCGTCCGCAGGTTGTTCAGCACCAACCCGAGGTCGGGACGGTCGTGGATGCTGTGGATATGGTCGACCCTGGCATTGCCTTTGCCCCGCACGTTACAGCCGCACACGGTGCAACGGTAGCCATCACGTATCAAGGCAAGGCGACGAACAGCGATCCACTGCGGACTGTCGTAAAAGCCGCTGGCTCGGCGAGGCTTAGCCATATGTTGGGGGTTGTGCCGGGCCGCAGACGCAAGTCTGTAGCCTAAGCAACGGTAGAACATTGTTTCGGACACGCTTGTCAAGCGGTTTCACATCCCGAAGTGCTTTGCGAGCGACCCGAGAGTACCGAGCAACACGCCTTTTGCGACCTCCTGCCGGATGGGCTTCCCGGCCCAACCCTTGCGCATAGCCCAGTCCCGCATGGATAACTCGACGCCAAGGACGAACCAAGCGCAGGCCCCGCACGGGCTATCGAGCCCACCTACGGCATCGAGCGATAGGTTGACCTGGCGCTGGGCAAACGCGGCGTTGATGCCAGGTCGCGCCCCTGGGTGATGCACCGATTCCATCATATTCCCAGCCCGCAACGGGTCGAGATGGGCTAGCCGAAACAGCCGCTGAAACTCTTCGCCGGCCAGCCTCTCCCGATGCCCGATGTCGCCGTGTCGTTCGAGGCGTTCAAGCAGGCTCTCGACGCGCCACGGTAAACCGATATTGCCCTCGGCGTCGGCGAACTGCTGCTTGTCGCGCGTCACGCGGTCGTGCTGCAGCCGCTCGGGGAGGGGACCGTCGACGGAAGCCATCATCGCGTGTCGCCGCTATCAAGTTTTTGGCCGGATATGACAAGACCACGCACTAGGGTCGCCCTAAGTGGGAGGCGGCGCCAGGCGGGCAGCAACCCGCCCGACGCCTGACCACAACCGAACGTGTGAGGTTCGATCAATGGCTTCCCGGATTTTATCATTGGCCCTTCTCGCCTGTCTCGCCGGCTTCGGCGCAGACGCCTCGGCTGGGAGCAACACGTCCTATGAACGCCGCTGCTATCCCAGCAACTACGGCATGCAGTGTCGGTACGAATACGAAAGCGCCCGCTCGATTACGACGACGCGCTGCGCCTCCAATCTTTACCAGAGCAAATGCCGCACCGAGACAATCACCAAAGATCCATCGGCAACGCGCATCATGGACGGTCACGGGCCTCGATAAGCTCACCACACAAACCTCAGCGCCTGCCGCAGTCGCGCATCGCGGTCGGCGACCTCGCCGGCACGTCGCACCGCTCGCCGGGGTTCTTCCCGCGATAGCCGCGGCTGCATCGGCACCAGCCGCGGGCCGTCTGGGTCGAGCCCGGCGGCGTGCTGGATCTGGCGCAGGTATGGCTTCCAGGCGTCATAGCGGTCCATTGGCGTTTCCTCGGGTTCGTCTTCGAACTCCCACGGGTCCGGTTCGCGGGCCTTCCAGTCGTCATAGCCGGCCATCAGCATCCCTCCTGTGGCGGCGGCCGAATGCCAGCGGTGAGGCACCGCAGCCAGTGCAGCGGTTGCCGAGGCTGACGGCGGTAATGCTCGGCGGGCCGTCGCGCACCCAGCAGCGCTCGCCGCTGTCGCATTGCGGCGGGCGATAGGGCTCGCGTCGGACGCGGTATGCGGCGAACAGCGCGAGGGCTTCCGGCGGGTAGCGGCGGGGTTGGCTCATTCGGCGTCAATCCCAAACAATAGTTTTGTTTGCACCCATACCCGCTTAACCACTGCGCTTGTTTTATGGCTCAGGCGACAGAGTTCTTGTTCTTCAAGCCACTGCATAAATGGCTTCCGCTTTTTGGTGTTGTTGCATGATCCGCACAGGAATCGGAGATTGCGGGTGTGTAATAATGTCCAATCCTGCGGATGCCTTGGCGGCTCGCAGTGCTCGATCTGAATATCACGTTCATTCACAAACTTGTGGCCGCACCCCTGACACAGCGCCTCAGGGGTCATCATTGCCCGCATGGGTGCCACGAGGCTCCGGTAATTCATCTCGATCCAGAAGAACTCAAAGCTCACGCCTGCCTTGGTGGCGGCTGCCGATGCGCGATCTTTGATAATCGCGAGCGGCCGATCTGCATTCTTCCTTTCGTTGCGTTTCCGTTGCTCGCAGTCTCGGCAGATGAGGGAGAAGCGGATCAGTGGCGTAGAAACGGTACTGTTTCTACAGTCTTTCCAATGGCGGAAGCGCGAGTGATGTTTATATCTCCCACATCCTCCTTCCGATTCCGGCAGGCACTGCCGCTCGCATGGGCGATGGTCCTCGAACAAGGTACTCATTCGGCGGCCTCTGCGAGATATTCCGGCGGAACGAAGCATCCGGGCTCGCCTGGCTTGGGTCCGAAGCTGGGCAGCCACCAGCCATCGATCTGCCACTGCCGCATGCGGGCGGCCCACGGGGTTTCGGCCACGGCTTCGGCCGGCACGGTGCCGTTGGGTTGGGCTTTCGGCGCGCGGCTCACCCAGGCTCGCAGGCTCCACTCGATCCAGCGACGCAGTTCGACGGGTCCGTCGGCGCGGGCTGCGAACTTGCCCCACTCCAGCAGCAGGTTGACGGGTTCGAGCTGCGCCTCGTCGCGGGCCGCTTCGGCTGCGGCAAGCCATCCTTCGGGGATTTCGCCGGGCGATTGCCGCGGCTCCGCTTCGCCTTCCTGATTCTTTTCTAAAATCTTGAGAGAGGGCCTTGTCTTTGTGTCGGACGAGCCTATTACGCGCGCGTGCGCAGTAACATCCTCAAGGCTCTCTCTTTCTTTCTTCTTAAGGGTATGGGTTGCTACAGTTTTGCTAGGATTTTTCTCTAGCAAAATCGTAGCTTTTGCTATGCCTGAGTTTGGCATTTTCAATGCCTTAGCACGGCCACCCGCAGAACCGAAAATCGCACGTATGGCCCTCGTTTTGAGCACGAAATTCCACTCCGATTCGAGCCGTAACTGATGCAAAAACCCATCATCTATTTGAAAAAACTCAATTACGGTCGGGCGCAGCGCGCGCCGCCAATGGGCGAGGCTGCAACGGCAGATCCGCGCCAGTTTTCTGTCGTCGTCGGGAAGAGGCTTGCCGTTGTTTCGCCAGGTAGCGAACAGCAGCAGG